CTCGACCACTTCGGGGCCGGTGATCCACTCGCCTGATTTATCAAGGAACTGGCCGCGGGCATCGCGAGTCTTTATCACATCTGTCTTGAATTTTTTGAAAAGTGGAAGCACTATACTGTCTCTAATCGCTATGGCCGCCTTCTTGTCTTCGCGGGACGGTTCACTATTGAGGGCCAGTGCAATTTGTGCGGTTAGTGCACCTTGTGTGGCAAGCTTGTTAGCATTTTGATTAGCCTCAATACTGTCTGTATACAGTTTAACGAGGGTGTTGATAATTGCTTCTTCCTGCTTGTCTGTTATCCCTGCCGAGCGCAGCGGAGTCAAATCAGCATCAGAGATGTAGCTTGACCACAAGCTAGCAATCTCTGCAGAATCGCTTGTGTCGCTGCGGGCTGGCATGTTATCGGCCCAGTTAAGGGCATCGGACTGCTCTCCAGTTTTCATATATTGAGTCAGCGCGGCCATAAAGGACGTGTTCGATAATATTGCCTTTCGGCCTTTGTCTGTCAAGTTCATCAAATCAAAAAGGTTTTTGCGAGTGATATCAAACTGGTAAAAATCAATGTGACCTTCTTGCTCGATACCTTCGCCGTTCAGAGTCTTGGTGCATGCAATATATCTCATAGCACCACCTTCGTATTCGGGGTTAGCGTTAACCCAGCCATCCCACTCGCTATTTGGTACAAGCATGTCGTTACAGAGATCAAAGAAGCTACCTCCAACTTCAAGGCCCTTGTCGGTATATAATTTGAGACTGATGGGTATCCTTTCCCCATCTACATTGGCAGTGATATCTGCAATTGTTTTTGCTCCGGAGGCTGGGATTTGCTTTCCTTCCATAAGCGCAGCCAAGAATGCTTCAAAGTTGAAGCCGGCAGCAGAGGCATTAAAGTTTGTGATCGCCATTGTCAATGTTTTGTAGAACACCAGATATGCCATGGCTTGTTGAATAAACTCTTTCGGATCATCTCTAGGAATAGAATTGATACCCTCTTCCATAATGCGAGAAACTGCGTTGAGTTTGTCTTCGAAGCCGGTGCCAGGAATATTACTCAGATACTGCTCAAGGCCTCGACGTTGCGAGGGGGGAGCGTTAGGGTCATCTGAGGCCACTTCCTCATCCGCATTAGCCCAGCCAAGCTCAGAAATAGGGATCATTGGAATCTCGGAAATATTGTAAGTCCTAACTTTCGGCTTAGGCGCAGCCTCTTCGTTTATTGACGAGATTCCAAGCGACATAATCTCTTCTATCATTTCAGTTATAATATTCATTTGAGATAGTGGGTTTTCTTTATCTCTCACTTCGATAAACATATCTTTTAAAAATTTATTCATGTTACTTCCTAAACAATAATATCAGCGATGCCTAACTCCACCGCTTCTTCTGCTGATAAATAGACGTTGACTTTACGTTCCAGCAAGTTTTTTAAGTCCTTCTTGGTCATGTTTGTCTCAGCTATGAGCGCGCTACTATACATTTTTTGTATTTGCTCAACTGCCTCCATTTCATTTATAAGATTATGTAGAGGCCCATGATTACCTCCGATAACAGAATGGATCATCACACGACAATTTTTACCGACGCGTCTTTTCCCTTTAGTGCCAGCCGCCAAAAGTAGGACACCAGCAGACATAACTTTCCCCAGCCCAAAGGTATGAATCTCAGTTGATTCTCTCACCATCCTCATGGCATCGTACATACCAAACATGTCGTCAGCAGAACCACCGTATGTTGACAGATAAAATTCGATTGGATCTTCTTTTGAATTAATTATGTTGACCTCATTCAAATACAGCATGGCATGTATAAGTTCAGCAATTTTCTCTTCCGATACATCTGAAAAAAGCCCCATTACTCTAAGGTCTGGCTCCTTTGGCCTAACAAGCTCTTCTAACGACATTAATTTATCAAGGTCTATAACTGTGTCACCTTTTTTTAAGGCGTCTTCGCCATCCGATGGGCTAATGGCATCAATAATCTTTTTTATCACTTTTAATCCTCCAAAATTCATAAGCTTCTTTGTGATTAAATGCGAGGTACAGCATGGCGCTCTCCCAATCATGGAACCCAATATTACTTTTGAATGTATATGGTATATTGTTCACAAGATTTTGGATACCTCTGGATTTGAATGTTTGTTTCTCAACTTCAAAGCTATCTATAAAAGCTTTTTTGACATCTTGAGGCGCGTTTGAATCATTTAAATATTTTAACATAATAGCTTCGGATGCCGCGTAGTTTTCAATAGATTTAACCAACATAGATAAGTAGATTACTTTACTAGATTTGAGAAGTTTTAATGACATTCGCATGCTTCTCATGAAATAAAATGTTTTACAAGTCACATATCCAAATAAAAAAACTATTGCGTAAAGCCACCATGGGTCCATACTACCTCCAAAAAAATAACCACCGGGGTTCCAGTGGTTATTATATCACTTATTGTTTAATGTGTCAATATTATTGAGTTAATCTTTGCATAATTTTTTCTGCAATATTATCAATCGTATTGTTTTTTTCATTAAGGGCTTGCAATCTCTTGGCAACTCGGCGCGCAACTTCGTTAACAAGTTCGTCCTCATCACCTTCAGCCATGTAATCACGCATTCCGGGCTCTTCTTCATCATCGGCGTCCATGTCCATGCCAATATCATCGGTCATGTCCATATCCATGTCATCGTCAGCACCCATGTCATCGTCCATGTCGGCACCCATGTCATCATCCATCTCGGTAGAAACTGGTTCGCCTAAAACGTCCTCTAGCGCATTCTCAAGTGCAGACATAAAATCATCAATGGCGACCATTTTTGAGTCGCCACCAAGTTCTGCTCCCATGTCCATGTCATCGCCCATATCCATAGCGGCGTCATCCATATCCATGGCGGCATCATCCATATCATCTGCTGCATCGCCCATATCCATGGCGGCATCATCCATATCGTCCTCTGGGGCACCCATGTCCATGTCTTTTTCTTCGAGAGATTCACCAGCAGGATCTTCCTCTTCGCGATCTTCTTCGTCGTCGCGAGCGCCGGGGGGCTTTCCGTACATTTCATCAATCTTTGCATCGCTTAATGGTTTAAGCTCAGCAAGCTTCATAAAGTTACGAACTTCGGCTTCGGTTAAAAGTGTTTTGCGGGCCATTATAAATCTCCTTCATTTTGCATATGTATTTTGGCACAAATAAATCATTAATAAATAGTTGGTAAAATCTTAAAAACTTACATTTTTACCAATCTATTCCAAATCGTCTAAGTTTGATTAAGGCTTTTTCTTCAATCTGCTTAACTCTTGCAAAAGAAATCCCTAATCTTTTTCCGACCTCTCTAAGGGTCATATTTCCATTTTCGTAAATAGAAATCAGTGTACAATTGTTATCTTCTGGGTATTCTATCCACATCCTACAATCTTTCTCATCACATTCAACATTTAGTTCTTTACACATCCTAGAACACATTCTCATTCCATCTTTCATAACTCTGGGTGTTCCTCCGCGATTAAATCAAATATATCGTCTATCTGTTCCTCAGAGAAGCCCATAGAACTTAAGTTTTTGTCACCCTCTTCTTTGAGTTTTTTACTAAGTTTCTTTTTCTTTTTTGATTGGTCTTTTACTTCATCAATGAAATCAGTTATTCTTTTATCACCCTCAATGTATCCAGTTATCAAACTTCTGAAAAAGTCTGACTGCCTCATCTCATCATACTTGAGTCTGACTATAAGCTGGGCGTGTCGGTAATCATTCTCTGTAAACACTATTCTTTTATTTAGTTTTCCATAATCTACATCAGACACTTTACCATTGCCTTCCGGTTATATGAGTTTTACTTTCTCCTATGCCAGCGCTAGTTTGCTTAACAAACGTCGCGGCAGACTGTAGTTCGGATAGGGTGCGTGCACCACTATATGAGAATCCCGACCTGATACCCTTCTCGAGATCACTCAAAATATTCTTCACAGAACCGCGATATGGGACTCTTGCTGATACACCCTCAAACGACGAATACTTACCGCGCCAATTAATTTGAGCCTCTTTTGACGCCATCCCTCTATATGTCTTCCAACGTGTACCATCGCTCTCTTCTATAATTTTACCGGGTGACTCATCCGTACCAGAAAGCAATGAGCCACACATTACCGCATCTGCGCCGGCAGCGAAGGCTTTAACCATATCACCTGAATTTGTAAGGCCGCCATCAGCGATAATGGTGACATCTCTGTCTGTTTGGGCACAATCCAATATTGTCTGCAACCCCGGTAGGCCATGGCCTGTTTGTACTCTAGTCGAACAAATAGAACCGCCTCCTATGTTGCACCTAACACTATCCGCTCCCCAATCAGCCAAGTCTCCAACACCATCCAGCGTTGCTACGTTACCAGCCATAATGTGATAGTTGTCACCCAGCAAAACTCTTAGTTTCGCCAAAGCATCTTTCATCATTATATGATGACCATGTGCCACGTCTACACAGACAAAATCAGTGCGAGCTTCCAATAGTGCCATGGCTCTTTCAATAAAATCATCCGAAACACCGATTGCAGCACCAACTACAATCGGTGTGCCATGTAAATTATTGGCCATGTCCTTCGCTAGCCTCACATGCCTTACCTGCTCATCAATAGTATTGTACCGATGTACTACAGCAGCACCTCCCGCAAGACCCATTTCTAGTGCCATGGCCGACTCTGAAATAGTATCCATTGGCGAAGCTATAATGGGACTTTCCAGCTTTAGTCCATTTCCAAGATCGATCGATATATCGATTTCATTTCGAGATCTAATGTCAGAATATTTAGGCACCAATAGAACATCGTCATAAGACAGCCCGACGCTGTAATTTTCTTTATATGTTTTTTCTTTAGTCATCTCTATTCTCTTCAATAAAACTTTTAATATCCGCAACTTTGTAAAAGGTGTGCTCATTGGGATTATCAGGATCAGCTAAGATGGCAACTCTAGGTACTCTTCCGCCTCTATATGTGTTCACCACTGCTATCGTGGGCACACCATCAAACCCAAAATCATTTTGAACTTCTGGGTTCGTGTCTATATTAAATGCATAGAACTGAATATTGTTATATTCTTCGCTATCGGAAATATCATGGTAATAA